GTGTGACATCAGATAATGAAATAGATTTCTCAGATAGTGCAAACACCAGTATTAAAAGAAAACTTGTTGTAGATGAAATTGAATTAGGAACAGGCAACGACAAAGTTGTTTTGAGAAAAGGAGCAGGCGGTAAGTTTGAGCAAAAAGCATTAGCCAAAGATACAAAATCAGAAAGTGGAGTAAAAGTTGATTTAGATGATAACAATTCAGACGATTTATCAGAAGGTTCAACAAATTTATACTACACTGATGCTAGAGTTACTTCTGTATTAGCAACACAAGATTCAGATGATATCAAAGAAGGTTCAACTAATCTTTACTACACTGATGCTAGAGCAAATAGTGCCATAGATGCGAAACTTACTGGCAATTTAACATTCGGTGAAGTTGATGCAAGTATTGTATCATCGCCTATATTTGAAACAGTAAGCGATTACGGATTGATTACTAGTTCAACAACAAACACAATCGACTACGGTTTATTAACTGATACCGTTGTAGCATTAGTAAATAGTGATTACGGTGTAGTTGAAACAAGTGGAGGACCAGTTGAGTTTCCACGATATGCAGTACTATCAGTACCTGATGCATCTGCATACATTGGGCATATGATTTATGTAACCAATGACACAGGGGGTCCAGTAATGGCATTTAGTGATGGCACTAACTGGAGAAGAGTAACAGACAGAGCAGTCATAAGTTAGTAGGAGAACATAAATGGCAGACGAAAGTAATACAGCAATACATCATCCGGCTGATACAAATGGAGATGGAAAGGTTTCAAAAGCAGAAGAGCAAATGTACCTAGAGTTCAAAAGAAAAGAACTGGAAGATTTAGATGCAATGAGAGATGCTCAACGTAGCATGGCTTGGTTTGCACTAAGTGGTATGTTGTTATATCCTTTTGCAGTAGTAATAGCAGTATTGGCTGGCTTAAATCAAGCAAGTGAAATACTAGGTGACATGGCCGCTACATACTTTGTAGCAGTAGCAGGTATTGTTGCCGCCTTCTTTGGTGCTCAAGCATTTAGTAAAGGTAAGTAATTACTATGGTAGATAAGGTAAGAAAACATTTTGTAAGAATAGTCGTAGAGGATGAAATATCACGTGATGATATTGTAGACTTCTTTGACATAGTACAAAGTGTTGTTCCAACCAAAGTATTTTCATCATTTGATGGCAGTGGCAACAAAGTAAAAGCAGAAGTTGTCCACTATGAATCAGATGATGTTCAAGTATATGAGGTATTAACACAAGATGACATTAGTGCAGAAGAAGGTACGCAGATTGCGAAAATTCTTGCAGAGGAATTAGATGTACCTGATTGGGACTTTGAGGCCAGTACTGAATATTAGTACTTGACCACATTACTTATTTCTAGTATAATACTTTAGATAATTATTAACATACACACAGGATTTATATGGCGTTCAACAAAACATTCAATCAAGAAGAAGTCGCAAGACTTAAAAAACTAGTTCAGGAAGGAGACCAAGTCCTTTATGAAGTAGAATCACTCCAAGTTGGTTTAAGAGAAACCGTTAAGGCAATAGCAGAAGAAATGGATATTAAACCAGCAGTCCTTATGAAAGCAGTTAAAGTTGCTCATAAGGCATCATTTACCGATGAAACAGATAAGTTTGATGCACTAGAAACTATTCTAGCCGCAGTTGGTAAAGACCACTTATAAAACAGGACCAATAAACTAAAAACAGGTTGACAATATAGTTCTATCTGTTATACTACTAATATGAGTCTGACTATAGAAAAGGTATATTTATTTGACATGCAATGGACAGATGATGCTGACTATGAGCACATCTTTGAAGATAGGTTGCATGACACAATGATTCCTTTCTTTGCATTTGGTGAAGAAGCAACCTTTTCTAAAGAAGTAGACTTTGAAAGCAGTTATAAACCAGTTGCAAAAGTATATGCAAAGTTTATAACAGAGGCAAGCAAATATAAATTTATGTTAAAATATTCGGACAAATTAAATGAGTTACGTTGACGCAGTTTTTGAACAGAACAAAGGCATAGTAAGAGTAGTCGAGCGAACAAAAGAAGGCGAACGTAAGATCATTGATCACCCTATGCGGTACTACTTTTATGTAGATGATCCAAAAGGCAAACAGCATAGTGTATTCGGTGACCCAGTTAGCAAGATTACAGCAAACAACTGGAAAGACTTTAAACGCAATGTAGCACTATATCAAAACAAACAAACATACGAAAGCGACCTAAAGCCTGTTAATAGAGTATTAGCAGATCATTACTTGGGTGTTGATGCACCAGACTTACACAAATGCTTTTTTGATATTGAGGTAGACTTTGACCCTGAAAGAGGTTATAGTTCTCCTGAAGATGCATTTATGCCTATCACTAGTATCAGTGTTTACTTAGACTGGATGGATAAAATAGTATGTTTAGCAGTTCCACCTAAAACACTTAATTGGGAACAAGCACAAAAGATTGCAGATAATGTAGGCGATACAATACTATTTGGTGGCGAGAAAGCAATGTTAGATGCTTTCCTTAGCCTCATTGATGATGCTGATATACTAAGTGGTTGGAACAGTGAAGGTTATGATATTCCTTATACCGTAAACAGAATTATCAAAGTACTAGGTAAAAGCGAAACAAGGCGTCTGTGTTTACTTGATAAGAATATTGTTAAAAGAGAATACATCAATCACGGTAGAGAAACACAAACATATGATCTAGTAGGTCGTGTGCATTTAGACTATATGCAACTGTATAGAAAATACAACTACGAAGAACGCCATAGTTATAGACTAGACTACATTGGCGAAATGGAAGTAGGTGAAAAGAAGGTTGTATATGATGGTTCGCTTGATAGACTTTACAATCATGACTTTGAATTGTTTTTAGAATACAATATTCAAGACACAATGCTACTTAAAAAGTTAGACGACAAGTTACAATTTATTAGTCTTGCTAGTGAGATTGCTCATCAGAATACAGTATTACTTCCAGTAACAATGGGAGCGGTACAAACAATTGACTCTGCTATTATCAATGAAGCACACAGACGCGGTATGGTTATACCAGATAGAAAGCGAAACAAAGATTCTGAGAATCCATGGGGGAATACAGTTGCAGGTGCCTATGTGGCATTTCCTAAGAAAGGTATGCATGAATGGATAGGATCAATGGATATAAACAGTCTGTATCCAAGTGTTATTAGAGCACTGAATATGGCTCCTGAAACTATTGTTGGGCAACTAAGACAAGAGTACACAGACAAAGAAATTACAGAAAAAATGCAAATTGAGAAGAAGTCATTTGCAGATGCCTGGGCAGGTAAGTTCGGTACAAATGAATATGAAATGGTAATGGCTAAAGATATTGATAAGCCACTTATATTAGATTTAGAAGATAAAAGAGAAGTTAGTGTCAAAGGTGCTGATGTATATAACATGCTGTTTAACAGTGATGAGCCTTGGTGCATTAGTGCAAATGGTACTATATACAGAACAGATGTACAAGGTATTATACCAGGACTATTGGAGAGATGGTATGCAGAAAGACAAGAGTTACAGGCTAAAAAGAAAAAAGCAACAACGCCAGAAGACATAGCATTTTGGGATAAGCGACAGTTAGTCAGAAAGATTCTACTTAACAGTACATATGGTGCTATTTGTAATCCAGGTAGTAGGTTCTTTGACCACAGGATAGGTCAAAGTACTACACTTACTGGTCGTGCAATCACTAGACACATGGGAGCAGAGACAAACAAAATGCTCACAGGCGAGTATGATCATACTGGAGATACAATAGTATATGGTGATACTGACTCAGTGTATTTTAGTGCTCATGAGATTAGTAAAAAGCAAGACATTGAATTAGACATGGATAGTGCAATTAAATTATATGATACTATATCAGATACCGTTAGTGATTCTTTCCCTTTATTTGCAAAAAATTCATTTAACATTTCAACTAGCCAAGGTAATATACTTAAAGCCGGCAGAGAAGTAGTTGGTAGAGCCGGCATCTTTATTACAAAGAAAAGATATGCTATTAATGTATTAGATTTAGAAGGGTATCAACCCGAAGGTGGTAAACTTAAAGTAATGGGGTTAGACCTTAAGAGGTCAGATACTCCAGAGTTTGTGCAAGACTTTTTATCAGACATATTAGGGCAAACACTAAATGGCGATGGTGAAACAAAGGTTTTAGCAAATGTTAGAGAGTTTAAGAAAGAGTTTAAAGCAATGGACCCTTGGCGTAAAGGTATGCCAAAACGTGTAAACAACTTAACATACTACACAGAAGCATATAATAAAGCATTTAGTATGAACAAAAGTGCTAGTTTATACAAGTTAGAAAAACTCAAAGACGAAAAGAAAATAATGATCCCCGGGCATGTTAGAGCAAGTATTAATTGGAATAATATGCTAAAAGCAAATAGCGATCAATACAGTATGCAAATAACAGA